TGTCGAAGCCGCGCACCGAATCTTACTGGCACATCTTCGACCGGCAGCAATACTACACTTATCGTTATATTCAGGCGGCCGACGATGCCGTGTTATCCGACAAGCGTACCGATCAAAAAGCAATCGCCACATTGATCGACAGCGGGCCGCATGCTCTTTCGGCCTCCAACCGCGTTCCCGTCCGATGCCTGTCCGTGCCAGACACGCTATGGCTAGGGAATCGCGCGTATCTGCAGCTCTGGGATCACCTCGATACCGAGAACACCTACAGCTGGAAGTTGTTCATGGCAAATCTTCCACTCCTGGTGCTCAAGGGCGAACCCAACATGACGGGGATGTCAGTCTCCGAGTCGGCATGGCTGCACCTAAAGGACGAGAAGGCCAGCATTGAATGGCTGGAGCCTGACGGCAGCAGTTTCGAGGAAGCGCGGCAGCGGCTGCAATACCTGCGCGAAGAAATCTACCGCTGCTTCTATTTGCAGGCACAGGGGCGGTCGAGTTCCGCCACCGGCTCGGCGGCGTCCGGTTATTCGAAAGAACTGGACATGGCGCCGTCGGCCGACGTGCTGAATATGTTCGGCGCGAGACACCGGGCCGACATGCAGTTGCTGCTCTCCGACGTCGCCCTGGTGCGCGGAGACGCAGAATTCAAGGCTGACATTGGCTGGCAGAAATTCGACGACAAACCGACGATGGCGGCCATTTCGGTTGCTCAGGCCGTCCAGGATCTTGGGATCGAGAATCCGGTCTTCGAGCGCGAACTGGACAAGCGCGTCATCTCAGCGGCGCTCGACGATGCAAATGAAGAAACGAAGGCCGCGGCGCTCAAATTAGTCGATGAAAGCCCGAGCCGATCGGAGAAGAAAACGGCCGAACAGCAAATGCAGCAACAGGCGTTCGCTAAATCGTTCCAGCGCGAGGACGTACGCGGAATCCTCAATAGCGAATCTGATTCCGTCGCCGCATAACAAGTTTCGTAGTCCGCTGCCCGGAGCGCCAAAACCGGGGAATACTGGCCGCGCAGTTTCCACGCGGGGAAAGAAGCATATCCCATGACCACTTTTCATTTGCGCGATGTCTTGCGCGATGCAGATCCGAATCCAGGAGGAGGAGATCCGGGCGCGTTTGATCCGGCTGCATTCAAGGCCGAATTAATGGGCGAGCTAAACAAAACGTTGAATGGCGCGCTGAAGGGGCTGAAAACCGACATACCGAAATGGATATCGGCAGCACTCCCGAAGCCGCCGGAACCTGATCCCAATGCCCCGCCGGTCGACCCGGACCCTGACCACAAACCGAAACCGGGAGATCCGCCCATTGATCCGGCGCTCAACGCCAGGCTCCAAAAAGCCGAGCGGGCAGCGAAGGAGTATGACGAGCGGATCAAGCGCATTGAAGCCGAGCGCGACACGGAAAAGGCCGCCAATCTCGAAACTCAGAGAAAGGCTGCGATTACCGAGGCGATGGCCCAAATCCCATTTCGTGACGACGCGTCCAGGCAGCTCTTCTACAAGGGCATTCAGGGCGACATCGTTCGCGATGAGGATGGTAATCTCATCGGCAATTCGGAGAATGGCCCGCTCCCGCTGAAGGACTTCATCAAATCCCAGGCCGATTCCCTCCAGCATCTGCTCGCGCCGAAGGGCGGCGGCGGATCTGGCGCACGACCGGGGTCTCCGTCTGGCGGCGGCCGCCAGTATTCCAATGATGACCTGAAGCCGGAAAATTGGTCGAAACTAAAACCCGAAGAACAATCCCAGGTCCGCGCGGGACTTGCGGAGGCAGTAGCGAAAGCACAGCGCGGCGAGTAAAGCCGCAACACACGCAAAGGAGTAATCTGACATGGCAAATTCATTCACCTCCGCCAATGCCGCAGCGGCTGTCGTAAAACTCGTGGCCGCTGAGGCGGTCGCGCCCTTGATGGGAAACCTGGTAATGGGGAACTTGGTCAATCGCGACTACGAACCGGTTATTGCGCGGGCGGGCGACGTGGTAAACGTACCGATCCCCCCTGTCTTCGCCGCCAATAACGTCCTTGAGGCCGGCTCCGTGACGCCGCAGAACCCCAATCTGGGCAATGCGCAGATTGTCCTCAACACCCACGCCGAAGCGACGTTCAATATTCCCGACGTCACTAAGGCGCTGGTCGTGCCCGACCTGATCCAAACGCTGATGAAGCCGGCGCTCATCGCCATCGCAACGAAAGTCGAAACCGACCTGCTGAACCTCTATTCGCTTTTCACCGCGAATACGCCGGTGGGCGGAGCCTCGGCCCTCGATGAGGCTCGCGTCGATAACGGGGAACGAGCGCTGTTTGACGCGCTGGTGCCAGCCGCGGAACGTAAGTTTCTGATACTCTCCTCGACCGCCTATAGCGCGGCTCGGCAGATTCCTCGATTCACCGACTACCAGAGCGTTGGCGACGGGTCGGTATCGATGGCGGCGATTGCCTCAGGGGAAGTGGGGAAACTGAAGAACTTCCTGGTTTTCCGTTCGCAATACGTGCCGAAGCCGTCTTCGACGACCTACAATCTGGCGTTCGCCAAAGACGCGATTGGTCTGGTGATCCGCCGGTTGCCTTTGCCGATGCCTGGCACCGGTGCGATCGGTGAATATGCCGAACTCGGCAATTTTGGCGCGCGCATCCTCATGTCCTACCAGCCGAACACGCTGTCGCAGCAGTTCACCGTGGACGTGTTCTATGGATGCTCCGTGCTCCGCAACAATTTCGCGGTACAAGTCCAAACCAATTAGGAGCAAGGAATGATCGATGTTCAGATGTATTGGAACGCGGTGAAGGCCGAGCGGGCAAAGCTCGCCGGGGCGGTCGTATTCATCACTTCCATCGCGAATCGCTACGACCCGTCCTCGCATGGCGGCATGGTATCGGAAGCCTCGGCCGATCACGCCGCGCGCAGAATCGTCGGAGGGTCACACCGACTCTCGACGCCAGAAGAAATCGAAACGTTCCGAACGGAGCAGATGGCGCGCGAAGAACGATGCCTCATCGAAGAGGAAAAGCGCAAAGAAAAGACCGTCCTGAAAGTTTCGGCGGAGCAGCTTCATCAACTGATCGGACCGCCGGTCGAAAGACAGCCGCGTAAACCGCAGGCGCAAGTAAAGGAGAACTAGCCCAATGGCAATCAGCACCGATATCACTACCGGCGTGCAAACTGTTTCGGCCACCGGAGCCGTGACGCCGACGACCGGCCTCGACATCTCCGGAATCTCCGGGGAAGTGACCATTTGCCTCGAAGTTACCAGCATGACCGCCGGGAAGACGGCGCGAATTCAATTCGAGGATTCCGTCAACGCCTTCACCGCCAGTATTCCCCTGGCGGCCTTCAATGTTACTGGCGCAATCGCGCCCGCCGCATCGCAGGTGTTCAATGTCAGGAAATATCAGATTCCGAATAATCGCTTCGGCGTGACTTCGGCGGTCCTCCGGGTGAACGTAACCGCCATCGACGCGGGGGCTTCGCTCTCGCTTCACGCGTGGATCGAGCAGTAACCTTTCCCTCCCGCTTAGTTTGATTGGATGCGCGGCTCCAGCTCCATGCTGAAGTCGCGCATTTCGGATCGCTCCACGCCATGCTCATTACGGACCGCGATTACATCGCGATGTCGGACCTGCTCGCCATTGATCCCGAAATCGGGTCCGTTTCGATGGCGAACAAGATCGTCGTCGATGGCCCGAATTCGATCATTCGTAAGGGGATCGAAGAGATCGGCATCACACTAACCGCAAGATTCCAGAATTTTAGCGGGTATCTGATTGGCCTGGGGGTATCGTCGAATCACGCGGCGGCGGTTTTCAATACGCTCTCGACCTCCGTCAGCCGTCCTCGCATGAAGCTCACTCAGGTCGTGGCCGTGAGCCCCGATCCGAGCAAACTTCAGTTCATGACGTGGACGCAGTATCACATCCTGTACCTTTTCTACCGCGCCGCCTTCTCTCGGAAAATCGATGACCGGTTTGAAAAGAAGATGAACCTGTACAAGGACGAGGCCGCGCGCTACTGGGGATATCTGGAAGCCACCGGAATCCCTGTAGTTACGTCACCGCTCCCATGCCCCGGAGCCATACGCGAGTTCAACAGTGGCTCGTGGGGAAGCGCGAACGTTACTTGCGGCGGCGCCGGTTCAGACGAGCAGGGTGCGTCATATTCCGTGGCGATCACATGGGTAAACGTCCCGAAGTATCAAAGCTATGCGAACACAGGCAATGGCGAAAGCGGTCCCAGCGCATTCGTGGAGGCCACGCCATTGGCCGGCCAGGTCATAACGGCATCGATAACCGGGCTGAACCCGCCAAATGGAATGGCCGCCAAAATCGGGGTAAGCGATGGTGTTTATTCACCGCTCCAGGCAACGCATTGGAATGTTTATGTAGGTCGCGATGGAGATCAAAATCTCTGGTTGCAAAATGCTAATCCGATACCGGTTGGGACGCAGAGCTTTACACTCCCAAATGCGCCGCTTCTGAGCGGCAACGCTCTGATTTCCGGCCAATCCGAAGATTTCAATTACGCGTTCCAAAACGTTTTGTCGCGTGCCTGATCTGCAGCAAATCCATGCGGCGCAGGAGCGGCATTACAATGCCATGCTCACCGCGTTCACCGAACATCTGCGTGGAATCATCGGGCGGGCGCAAACTGCAACGCTCGACCGCCTTCTCAAAAAGCTGAAGGTGACGGACGGTGTAATCGATCAAACGCCCGCAAACATGCGGCTTCTTCGGCGCGTGAACGACATCTTCATGGAGGAGATGGACCGCGCCGGATATGGCCGCCTGGTCGATGCGTTCGTGAACGAGTTCCCGCAGCAATTACCGTTCCTGCAAGACACCTTGGCGGCGATATCAGCGCAGCTCAAGGAGCCGCTTCCACCTGTCGATTTCACGGCGAAAGATTTGAGCGTATTTTCCGCTGTTCGCGCAAACAGCGTGGCCGCTCTCGAAGGCGCTCTCCAAAGCGGCGCGACAATGGCGATGACGCAGGCGCTTTTCTCGGTCGGCGGTCTGAAATTCTCGGAATTGATTGCCACGATGCAGGCGAAGTTCGACACAACGCTCGCGCGCGCAACCACACTTGCCGACACCGCGCAGGCGACGTTTTATCGGACGGCACTGGACCGCGCATACCAGATCATTGAGCGCGATGCACCAGACATCCCGCAGACGTACCGCTATAGCGGGCCCGAGGATTCGCGAAACCGGCCGTTTTGCCATCGGCTTCTTATTGCCGACAAAGGTTACTCGCGGGAGCAGGTCGATCAGATGGATAATGGCCAGCTTCCCAATGTTTTTCTGACCGCCGGTGGCTGGAATTGTCGCCACCAATGGATCTTGGATACACGCGCGATTCTGGCGCGGATGAAGGCGGCGGCGTAGCAATGCCCGCCATCTCCAGCGCAGTCCGAAACTTCGTGCGAGCCCGCATTGGTGATACCGAAAGCGGCTGGAATTATTGGATAAACCAATATTGGAATCCGCAGTATCACCTCGACGCGGGGTCATGTCCGGAAATAAACATCGAGCAGCCGGGGCTCAATTTCTTTCCCGGCCAGGTCACGCCAGACATCATCGATGCCACCGGCATATCGCGATACCCGATTTGCTCGGTATACACCGCCGCGGCCGATGACATTCACCTTCAAACCCCGGCGCTATTCGCCGGAATCGTCCGCATCGGCGTCGATTGGTGGGAATCATTCCTGGATGAATCACCGCCGCTTGACCCGGAAAGTTCCGCCGATGCAATCGAGGATGCGATGTATACCGCGTTCAACAGCCAGGAATACTACGGACTGCTGAATAACAGCGGGATTTCCTACAACAACGAAATGAGCGTCATACGCGGGCCGCTGCAACCCGGCGGAGACAACTGGGTTCGCCTGAGCCGCTACTCACTCATCTTCAGAAGGATCACCGACTAAATCATGGCTTCGAGCCCCAGCTTCACCGGGCCTGGCGGGATCGACGCCGCCGAGCACATCCTTCGGATCGCCAGGGATGTCCTTCCGACGGAAGGGGATTGTCTTGCCGCTGGCGCTGTTTTGCGTTCTCGCATCCGCGAGAGAACCTTCGCCGGGCGGGATTCGGACGGGAATCAGTTTGCCCCCTATTCGAAGCGCTATGCCAAGTACAAGGCGTCCCATGGGCGCTCAACCGAGCCAAACCTCTACAGCGTCAAGCAAAACGCTCATATGTTGGATGCGATCCTCATCGTCGCGGGCGGAAGCCAGTTCATCGAGGGCAGTTCATTGCCTCCGAGCGGCGCGTTCTCCAATAATACTCCGGCGCGTGAGATCAGGCTGGAACTCGCGGGAGATCAGGGACTGCGCGCGCGCGTCCACAACGAAGGCGGTACCGTACGTACCCGCTTGGGGAAAGGGCGAAAGCCGAAAAAGAACGGTGTTGCATCATTCACAATGCCGCGCAGGCACTTTTTTGACGCCAACGGCGAAGATGTTGACCTGATGGGCTTTACGATACGAGAGCGCATCGACTCCCGCGTCCGCTCTTCCAAATAAAGCGATGGAGATTGTCGCGAAGCGCCACGTCGGTACGCATCAGAAACCGAGCGTCCGGCTATCCCTGAAGTGCGGATGCAGCGCGATTGTCCCCCGGCGTTCGACGGACGACGAACAGGAATATCGCTGCCCGAACGGATGCGATCCGCGCATCATCGCGCCGCGACCAGCTCCGCGCCGTAAGCGCCGAACCTTTCCCCTCTAACCACAAGTTTTTTCACGGAAAATCCACATGCCAGCATTTCGATTTGTCGGCAGTCATGCCAAGATTCTTGACACCCCCTACACCTTCAGCCGTTTCGGCCAGGCCGTGGAGCTGACCGAGGAATTAGCCCGGCAGGCCGTTTTGGCGCGCGTGCGCCTGGTTCCGGCTGCGGTCTGGAGCGGCCTCGGAATCACCGAGCAGGATCTCCAAAAACAGGATTCGGAAATCGAGACGAAGAAACGTCTGGCCTGGGCGGCGGCCGAGGATTATCACGCGTCGCTGCTCGATCCACCGCAGACGCCGCAAACCGATCCGCCGAGCGAACCCGTCACCGAACACATCGCCGAGGAATAGTCGATGCCCACAAATTTCAATTCACCCCGCTACACCCGAATTTTCGCGCAGCAGCAGAGCGGCGGGCTGCTTGCGATCAATAACACTGCTGGCGTCTGGACTTCCGCTGGCGCGCAACTCATTCGCGCGGATGAAGGCGGGTTCAGCGGCACGCGGGATGCCCCTTATACGCGGCTTCCGTATCTGACGGGAACCCGCTCGGAGCAACCCGGCGTCCGTGGCCGCAAATTGGCTTCATGGTCTCTCCGCAATCTGGCCCTGATTCCGTCCGGCGCGGCCGGAACCGTCCCGGACATGGACGCCATCCTCCAGAACATCTTTGGCCAAGCGGCGACCATTGTCGCGAGCACTTCGGCCACATATACCTTCAACGACCAGGGCTATCTTCCGTTTACCCTGCTGGCCTTCCCACATGGATCTACCACGCTGACGGCGAGAGTGCTCTGGGGCTGCATTGTGCAGCGCGCGACGATTACCTTCAACTCCGCGTTCATCAGCATTGACCTGGACGGGCAGGCCGGATGGATGCTCGACAATGCGAACCCGCTTGCGAATTGGGACACAATTGCCAAGGCTGGCCTGACAGCATGGCCGATTGAACCGGTGAGCCCGACGGTAAACGGCCAGCCAATCGCCGGATTTGGCACCGGTTACACGGCGACATTCACCACCACGGCGGCCGGCGGCTCCGGCGCGCAGTCCGTCGAAATGAAACTGCGGTCGCTGACGATGACGATCAATACCGGCCTCGAACTCGTCACCGGCCTCTACGGAAGCCCGTACGCGGCAGCCATCGTCGGCGGCGCTCGCCAGTTGAGCATCAGCGCGTCGGCGCTCGACGATGACAGCACGGCGCTCAACGCGCTAAAGGCTCAGTGTGACCAGGACAACATTACGATGGGCGTCTCGGTCCAGGCCGGAACCGTGGCCGGTTCGATCATGACCACCTCACTGAAGGCCGTCCAGGCGAATGCCTTCAATCTCCAGGACAGCGGCAACATGGTCGAGTTTTCGCTTGGCGAATCGACCGCGCACGCGTCCAACATCAATGCCGTCGATGACGGCCAAATCGTTTTCACTTAGACCCAAGATGAACTATCTATCCACAAAGACCATCGCTTCGAAACTGTGCCCGGGCGTCGTATACACGCTCAAGAAAATGAGCCATCCACGGCGAATCGCATTCAATTTGTCCGTAGCGTCCGCGCTGGCAAAGCGGGACGATATCAGCCGGGAATTCGGACCGCTGCAGGAAGAGCGAGAGCGTATCATCAGGGAAACCAAGATCTCGCCATGCACTTGCGTTCATTCCGATCACGATCAGGAGTCCGGAAGATGCAAAGCGGAGGGTTGCGACTGCCGCAAGCCGCCGACTGATGCAGTGGATAAGCGTATCGCCGAATTGGAGGTTCAGCATTCGGACCTGATGCTGAACGAGGTCAATCCGGCGCTCGTTCGGTGGGGCTTGGCTAAGATCGCGGGACTTCAGATCGATGGCCGGGATGCCGATGTGGACCTGCTCATCAACGAAGGCCCGGAACTGCTCGTTCACGAGATCGCTTCCGAGATCACCACGGCGATGCAGCTTTCGCCGCTCGAAGCGGAAAATTTCGAATCGCCCTCCACTTCTGGCGCTCCGGCGGATGGGCAGACGAGCGGTTCGAATGCGCCAATTGCAAGCGCCAGCGTCTCTATCTGAAGCGGGACTGCAGCAAGCCCGACGTGACGCAGATCAAGGGCGCCGCGCCGACGCAGTATGAATTCCGCCGACTCTCGCCGCGCCAGGACGGAACCTACGAACATTTCGCATGGCAGGCCACCTACGAAACGTCGGCATATTCGCAGGCAAGCCAGTCGCGGAAGCCGATTCAGTTTGAAATAGAAGGCGTTCGCACGAAGGAATGTCCAGTGAGCCTCATCACGCCGGAATCGCGGCGCGCCGTCGAAGAAATAGCGCAGGCGATGCGCGTCCAATCGGAGACGGGAGCCGCGCCAGGTGGTACGGACACGCGCAACTGGCCCGCGCGGTGGTTCGACCTCGTTCGCATCTGGAAAAGCGAACACAATCGCATCGACAACGCGAAAGATCAGGCAGAGCAGAGCTTTAACGGATAGATTCTATGGGAGCCGCAGGCGTTTACGCTCTTAAATTTCCGGTTCAGGCCGGAGACCCGAAGCCGCTTCGGGAAATCGGGGAAGCTGCGTCCAGAATCGCGCAGCAAACCAAGCTATCTTCGTCCGAATTCAAGATTTTCCAGGACGAACTAAACCGGTCGATTGCTGGCGGCAAGAAGATGTCCGCCGTATTGACCCAGATTACGCGCGAGTTTCAGAATTCGACCCCGGCGCTAAAGAACTTCACCGCCGCGCTTCGAGATGAGATCGGAAAAAGTCTCGACGCCGTAGCCTCCAAGGCCGGGGCGACAGTAACCTCCATCAGCCAGCTTGAGCGCGCGATGGGTCGCATCGGCGGGCGGATCGGCGGCCAACTCGCAATCGGAGGATCGGGCGGATTTATCGGCGGCCAGATTGGTTCGATCTTAGGATTGGGCTTGGGCGGCGGTGCCACCGTCGCCGGAATTGGACTGATCGAAGATTTTATAAAGAACCAGGCCAAGCAGGCCGAAGGGTTGGTCAATCTCTCAAAGCAGATTGGAACAACCGTATCGGGAACGATTGCCCTGGCGCGTGCGGCCGAAGCCGCCGGGCTGAACACCAGCCTGTTAACTTCGGCGTCGGAAAAGCTCACCTCCGCATTGGAGAAATCCACCGGAAGCGGAGCGCATACAGTTGAGACGCTCAAGCAGATGGGGATCTCGTTTACCGATCTGCAGGGACACGCGAAGCCGGTAGTTGACGATGTAGTGAAAGGCCTCGCGAATATCGCGGACGAATCGGAACGGGCGCACAGGGCGCACGAACTGCTTGGCAACGATGCCGACAAGATTCTGCCGCTGGCGAAGGCCTACAGGGACGCGCAGCAATCCGCGACTGGATTGTCTGACGTTCTTGCCGATAAAGTCGCCAGGCGGACGGAGGAAATCGCTCGACAGTCCCGGGACATTGCCGGTGTCTGGCAACACATTTGGGATCTAATCAGCACCTACAACGGCCCGGGCAGCGATAAGCCGACTGGCTATCGTGGTATACCATTCCCCGCCGATCCCCGCCCGCGAAACCCAGATGGTTCGCTATACGGCGGCCCTCGGTCCGAATCGCTTTCCGCGCATCGAATTACATCCGCCAAATACACCGCCAACGCCGCTGCCCTAGGAAAGCTTGTAAGCGCGTCAAGCAGGGAAGACCTGCAAGACACGGTTGCGACGGCCAGAGTTGACTTCGAAGAGGCGCGCCGTGCGGTAGATCTAGCCGCAAAGGGCGGTCAGGTGGATGATAAAAGCTTCGCGGATCTCAAGAGGGATCTGGAGACCAAGCGGGCCTCTTATGAACGAGCGAAAGCGAATGAGTCCGCCGGGCGATATACCGAATCGCTGGCCAAGCGCCGCCAGCAACTTCGCGAGGAATTGTCACAGGAAGGCGCAAAACCGGGATCACTTGCGCGTTTCCAGTTCAAATACCGTGAGCTTCGCAATGGA